TATATAAAATATATATTAAAATATGTTGATTATAGTATTGAATCAAATGATGTGGTAACTGATTTTTGTATTATGCGAAATGCAAAGACACTTATATGCTCTAATTCAACACTTTCATGGACTGCTGCTCTTTTATCAGATACTATCACAACAGTGTATATGCCTAATTATAAGCAGCGATTTATTCACGAAACTATTAGAAATCCTCATTTAAATACAATTACATTTGAAATAGAAATATGCAATTCGGCAGAATTGAATACATTATTAAAAAATAAATAAGAATAATTGGGTGAAATGCATTATTCTGATATGTAATATCAATATTCTAGAAAAATGTAATCTCTAGAATATTGACAACTAAGGTCTCTTTTGGAAGCTCAGAGATTCAAGTATGTAAATACAAATATTACAGAATATATAGGTAAAGAGATATACAGAGTGGCATAACCACCACACATATTCCAAATACAGGTTCATTGTTTCAGAATTGTAATGATGTGTCCCACACTGTAAATGCATCATTCAAATGCAGCACATCATTTAAATCTAATATCTATATTTTTGCCTTAAAATATATAACTTCAACCTGGAATGGAGAAACTGACAACTATTATCATGTATTGAGAGTTCATATTACATCGATGCTATTATAACTTTTTTCGTGCCAGAATAGTCAGTCCATTGTTATTAGTAAAGCGCTTTTCTAAAATCCATTCAGGGTTTGCTGCCAAAAACTCTGTAACTGCTGGCCACAAGCCCTTGTTGATTTCATCCACAGGAATGCCGGATGGTAAATCCGTAAATTTTGACCTAAAAATGCACTATTTATATCAGAATTTTTTTCCATAATATAATATTATCTGCATAAGGCATTAACTCAGCGGGTATTTCAGGGCCAACAAATATTGCAATGAACTTTATGTCGAAATGATGCCAGAATACTATCTGTTTAGGAATAAACATATAATATGCAGGATTGTTATTCACGGAGGCAAGGACAGTTGTTAGTTTCATTACTGGATGCCTTGTTTTAATTATAACAGAACTAAACGCAGTATCTTCATATTATACAGTTCCATTCTGGAATAGAGATTTATTGAGACTTATATTTAGTTTATTCTAATAGAACGAATATCATATTGCGATTATCTATTACTTCTTAGAAGTATAAGTAACAAAGTTATTAATATAAATAGGTAAATCTGTGTATATCTTATCACCCTTTATAATTGAGGCGGTTTATTATTGGGTTAATCGATATAAAGAAGAGAGGTATTAAACTATCGCAATTTATTATAATAACTGGCTGTGATTGGAATATATTTGTGCAATTCTGCATTTTTAGAACATAATTCTTTAATAAAGTAGCCATCTGCAGTATATAAATGCTCCTTCCACCTTAATCCCTTTATATGATTTGTATGCACTATAAACATTGCAGTATCGATCCTGGCTATCTCACATGTCCCACCGGGGAGAATTTCAGATTTATTATCCCTCAGCTGATCGAATGTGTAAAAATGAGTATTATCTAATTGATCAACAATAGACCAAAAATTAGGATGAATTATATTATCATCATCCAAGAAATAGATATATCCATCCATAACAAGATCTATAGCATGATTTCGCTGGGGATTACCGGAGATACCACCTCCGCAAAATACCTCAATAATTTTAGGATGATCCTCGAATTGTTTAGTGTATCTTCGGTCGTGCGATGTATCATACACAATAATCCATTTATCCACCTTTTCAAAGTTAATAGTATCAAATACTTTTTGTAGAGTATCTTGCCTACAGCAAGGTGTAATAATTGTTAGCATAATACTAATGTAAGCATTTTTATTAAAAGAGTGGCTTCGCACCTTTCTTAATCAAAATAAACAGTTTATCATTATCCCATCCAGTTGAATTCCGGTTATTGTGATCTAGTGATATAAAATAATAATCTTGAAAGTTATCAAGTATTCCTCCCAGGCGATGAATATAATCCATCTCATTATAGCATTTAAAAATATCTTCAATTATTAATATACCACCCGGCTTTAAAAATCGGTGTGTTTGTTCAATAACACGCAGCTGATCTTCAAATTGGTGCGTTGAATCATCAATTATTATATCATATAGTTTATTTATAGAAGTAAAAGCACCTTCTATACTCTCTTTATTTGTAACATCGATAGGCGCTAGAGTAATCCGAGAATTATCAAACTTTCTCAAGAAATTATCAAGATACCCTCTACTGTATTCAAACCCATACAGATTTGCCGATGGGAAATATTCTTGCCACATTCTCAAAGAAGCTCCCTCCAGGATCCCAATTTCTGCTATTTCTAAAGCCTCATGTTTCTTTGGTGAAAATAGCTTGTCGTAAAAAATGGTATAGGGGTGGCAGTGACGTGAATTAGTAACATTAGATCTTTGCGATGATTTATCTGTATCATATTTTTTACCAATTTCACATAACTCTGTTTTTTCGACACCGTAGTGTTTAAAAATAGACCTGGGTACGGCAGACATTATAGTTTACTATCATTTTTAAAATACGGTTGAACTACCATAAAGATACATATTACACTTTTAAATGCGTGTTCTCATCTATGGTGCAAAAGGTTGGATAGGACAACAGTTTCTTTATAATACCAGTCACACAGTTGTAGTTGGAGAAGCAAGACCGGAGGATTACTCAGCAGCTGCAGCTGAGATTGCCCATGTAAATCCAGATGTTGTTTGTTCCTTTCTAGGTCGCACACATGGTCCCGGGGCCCCCACGATTGACTACCTAGAACAGCCCGGAAAACTCTATGAGAATATGCGGGACAACTATCTTGCCCCTATCCATCTTGCACAGATCTGTGAAGAGCGCAAAATCCAGTTTGTCTACCTCGGCACCGGCTGCATTTACACCTATACAGAGGACAAGCGGATATTCAGTGAAGAGGATGTGCCCAACTTCTTTGGATCCTCCTATTCCATCATGAAGGGCTTCACGAATCAAGAGATAGCCCGATTCAGTCATACATTGCATCTGCGAATCCGTATGCCTATTTCCAAGGAGGTGAGTCATCGCAATCTCATTGATAAACTTGTGAGTTATCCTAATATCTGCTCTATCCCCAACTCCATGACGGTGCTGGATGATATGTGGCCAATTCTGGACAGGATGATTGAGCGAAAGACGACAGGCACCTACAATATGGTGAACCCTGGTCTTGCTGAACATCAATGGATCCTAGAGCAGTATCGCGACATTCTGAAGCCATCTCACACATGGACAACTGTAAGTTATGAGAAACAGATGGACTATATCAAGTCCCATCGGTCTAACAATGAGTTGACAACTGACAAACTACAGGCCTTTTGTGCTGCAGAGGGTCTTCCACTTCCAGAGATACATATCTCTATTGAGCGATGCCTCAGGGCGCGTTTATAAGGGATAACACATTTGCCTCAAAGTCTGTCCGCTCTTCTACCCAGCCTAGGGCACGGAGATGTGTGGAGTCGATAGCATAACGAAAATCGTTAAATGGGCGATCTGGTACAAACACTATATGATTGGCGATATCTTTATCGGGAGTCATATGCTGCACAAGGAAGGAGGCCACTTCCATAACAGTCTTTTCACAGTCCGTACCAATGTTGTAAATTTCATTGACGACCCCCTTCTCAAGAATTAGCTGCGTGGCCCTGGCGACATCTTCAGCCCAAATGAAATTCCTTCGTGTTTCCCCCTTTCCATGAATCGTCAACTTCTTTCCTTCACGAAGTAGCTTGATAAATTTGGGGATAAGCTTCTCAGGATACTGGTTGGGTCCATAGACATTATTACATCGAATAATAATAATCGGCAGCTTGAAGCTATGATAGTAAGAGCGGACAATAAACTCTGCAGCAGCCTTTGTGGCTGCATAGGGATTTGTTGGATCCAAAAGTGATTTTTCCGTACACCCAGGATGACTTTGATCCACTTCCCCGTAGACTTCATCAGTGGAAAAATGCAAAAAGAGTCGGAGATGCCCATATTCCTTAGCTGCCTGGAGGAGTGTATGGGTGCCAACGATATTATCCACAGTATACTGCAGTGAGTTATCAAAAGAGTTATCTACATGGGACTGAGCGGCAAAATGGACGATTGTATCGATTTCATATTCATTCAGACAATGTAGGACAAGATCTTTACTAGTGATGTTGCCCTTTATAAATTTGTAGTTTGACCCTTCCGTCACATTCGTAGTCGCCCCACTGTAGTTCAGACAGTCAATGTTGATGATCCGGACATCGGGCTTGGTCTTGAGCATATGATTTATGAAATTTGAGCCAATAAAACCACAACCGCCCGTAACTAGTATTGTATTCATGATTCTCTTGTATAACTGTGTAATCTTATTCGCGGTTTACCGCACGATAAATATACTATTATAGGATTAAGAATGATAACAGGTGAGCGTATTCAGGAACTATGTGATATATACCTTGGGCTTCCTGAAGATTTTCGATGGAATCCTCGCATACGACCACAAGTAAGTAAGCATAAAGATCTGGCAAGTATAGCCGCCGTATGGGATAACCCCCGAATCCTTTTTTGTTATGGACATCATCTTCCTCTCTTTGTTGAAAAACTTCCATTCCTACAAAATCCTTTTGTCCTTGTCTCACATAATTCTGACGAGCAGGTAACAGATAAGTATCGCATCATTACAGAGCATCCGAATCTAATCGCATGGTTCGCACAGAATGTTCTATTTGACCATCCAAAGTTACACTGGATTCCTATCGGTATCGCAAATAGTATGTGGCCGCATGGGTCTTTAGCTGCCTTCGAAAGACCGCTACCTGCAGTAAAATTAAAAGATATCTACTTTTACTTTAATATTGATACAAATCGTACAGAGCGTGGTGCATGCCATCAGGCAGTTGAGCAGAAGGGGCTCTCCTTCGGATCTCCCCTACCATTTCATGCCTATATTGCAGAGTTTGCTTCCCATAAATACGCAATATGTCC